GCAAAGGCCGCCCTTGCGGCGTCGTCGGTGAGGTACTGCGGGTACGGATCCGGGTCCGGGTCGCCGGGGCCCGTCGCCGGCAGCGTCGGATAGGGAGTGGTCGCGTCGGTGACTCCCAGCTCGACGGCCCGGAACGGAGACACGAGGTAACGAGTCCGGGCGAGGAGCTGGGTCTTGGTCGCATCGACGTCCAGGATCCCGTTGATGAACGTCCCGGCTCCGGGGACGGTGAGCGTCCGAGCAGTCGACAGGGCGAACCGAACGACGTTGGGCATGGCCCACATCATGCCTTACGTGGTGGCGATGTCGAGCCAGTCGGTACCGGTCCAGACCTGCGGGATCCTCGGAACCCACTCGGTACCGTTGCCGACGTAGACGATGCTGTTGACCACCAGCGGGCCGGTCTCGCCCACGGCTTCGCTGACGATCTCCCACGACCCGGACGCCGTGGCCTTGGGCATCTGACTGCCCACCGCTGCGCTGACGAAGGCCCAGACGCTCGTCGCCGAACCCGACTGGGTCCCTTCGAGCAGGCCAGTGGCCACCCCCGTGAACGACCAGCCGCCTGTACCGGTAGCCACCGGGTTGCGCTTACCTACCGCCGCTCCGGTGAATGACCACCCGCTGGCCGCCCCACCGGCCGGGGTCGACGGTGCCAGCACTATCCGGTTGTAGTAGGTGTTCGAGTCGTCGTCGGCGTGCGGGCCGTCGTCGTAGGTGTAGCCCATGACGGTCTGACCGCCACGCACGTAGACGTTGTTGTAGGCCCAGAACGCTGCCCGCCCGGCGCTGGCGTTCCACAGGACCGATCGAGCAGTCCACGAGCCACCGTGCGGCCGGGACGAGTAGTAGAGATCCCCGGTGGCGGCGTCGGCCCAGATGGCGTGCACCGTGGTGTCGTGAACCGCCAGGTGGAACACGGGACCGTCGCCACCGGTGTTGCCGTCGGTGTTGTCCGGCGAGATCAGCGGAGTGTTGCTGTCCACGAGCTGTTCGGTGGTGACCGACCCGGCGACGACCGTGATCGCACGTACCCCGGTGGCGGAAGCGTAGAGAGCGGTGATGACCTCGGTACCCGAGGCGCTGTAGTACACCGGGTTGGACACGGCGTTGTAGTTGCGGCTCGTCGTGTTCGTACCGGCCGCATCGGCGCGAGTGGTGGCCGATAGGGCATCGGCCGAGGTGAGCGTCCGGTACAGCACCTGCTTGGTCGCGTAGTCGTGGTAGAAGATGTGCGTCTTGTCGGAGGCGCCGACGCAAGCCACTGCACCGGTTTGGTTCTGGGCGGTGGTGGTCATGGCGGTCTTCGCCGACCAGCCACCCGCTGCCGTGGTCGACGACTTCGTGATGTAGGCGAGCTGGTGGTTGCTTCCGGACAAGGTGTCGGAGAAGAACACCCGGACCCGGCCGTCGGAGAGCCGCACCATCGACGCCGCTGCCTGCGAGCCGGCAGAGAGTCCGGTGATGGCGGTCTCCGCGACGATCCGCCACGTGTCCGGGTTGGAGGCCGCGTCCGAGGTGTTGAACGTGCAGTAGAAGACGGTGGTGTCGTCGGTCCACATGAAGCCGAGGACCGTGCCCGCCTGGAAGGTCCAGCCGGATTCGAGGTCGTTCAGCCCGGCACCGGAAGGGGCTCCTGCCGCGTTCACCTCGGCCCACGTCGCACCCCCGTTGGTGGACTTCATCATCCGGGGGTTGTTGCCCTGGGCCAGGTACTCCTCGGTGACCCGGTACAGGTTGCCGTTCGTGTCCGCGTAGGGCGGGACGTGCCCGTGCGCCTCGGGCTCGATGCCGTCGATCAGTCCCGGTAGCGAACCAGGGGCGGAGACCGTGATGTAGCCGGTCTTCGTCTCACCGTCGGATCCCTGCGCGTTGGTCGCGGTCAGGGTGACCGTGTACGTGCCCGCTGACGTGTAGGTGTGCGACGGGTTCTGCGAGGTGCTGGTCCCGCTGTCGCCGAACGTCCACGCCCATGAGGTCGGGGTGCCCGACGAGGTGTCGGTGAAGGTGACGGCCAGTGGGCTGATGCCGGTCAGCGGGGTGGCGGTGAAGTCAGCGGTCGGCGCCACCGGTCCCGGAGGCGTGCCGACTGCGTAGGCGGCGATCCCGGCCCAGCCGATTCCGGTGGAGAGCGAGATGATCGGTGTGGCCGTGTAGCTGCCCGCCGTCGTGGGAGTGGTGTCGTAGACGGCGAGGGAGGACGACACGTTGTTGGTCGCGCCAGGATCGGCGGTGAGGTCGGTCTGTTCAGTCCAGCCCGCTGGCCAGGTGGCGTCCGGGGTGCCAGTGATGCGCACACCGACGGCGGCCACCAGGTAGCAGGACGCGGCCGGGCTGATCGTCGGTGTCGGGGCTGTCGTGCTGGTGGCCGTCTTTGCCTGCGCGGCACCGGTCAGGTAACTCCCGACGAGGTTGCCCCGGAGTGCTACACAGGACCAGGCCCACTTGGTGGCGGTGACGTTCCCGGCGCCGTTGTCGAAGGTCCACGAGGTGCCGGTGACGTCGGTACCGTAGGCGGCCCGGTAGAAGAAGCCCTCACCAGAGGATTCGGCCGGGCGGGCGATCAGCGTCCAACCGGCGGGTGCGCGCCACCCGGCCATCGCATCCCGGGTGGTGATCTCGACGAGGAGCTGGTCGCCGGCGACGGCTCCCGACGGCAGGGAGACCGCGATGAACGTGCCGGTGATCGTGCCGTTGCTGGCGCCGGTCGAGGTGGCGCGAACGATATCGGCAGCCGTCACGACTCAGCCTCTGTCCGGATCTCGGGGAACGTCAGAACGCCGTGCCGGTTTCGGTGACACTGAGGACGGTGTACTCCCCGGCCGAGTTGGCACTCGTGTCGCCCGTCAGCGTCGATCCGCCCCGGTTGGCCCCGCCCGTGGAGGCCGTCCAGTAGGAGATGCCCCCGACGGCCTGGTTGGCGCCGAGCCCGGTGAAGGCGATCGGCCCCCAGGTGATGTCGCCGTCGGAGTCCACGGCTCCAGTGACAGCGACGCGAGTGCCGAGAGCTCCGGTTGCCCACGCCCCGCCGACAGCGGTGGAGTGCAACTGCATGTGGGTGATCTCGTTCTTGATCGCGGTCGCACCGGTGGTGAGGGCGGCGTCGTTCAGAGTCATGGTGTCTCCTGGGTCAGATGGCGGTGTTGATCCAGACCGTGCCCGGCGCCGGGTTGATCGGTTCGATGGGGGAGAGGATCAGCCTGTCGGACGGCACGAACGCCGACCGGACCAGCGGGTCGTTGACGATCTCCTCCGGAGTGGTGTACTGCGGGTACGGGTCTTCCAGTTCCTCGCCGGGGCCCAGGGCCGGGAGATCGGGGTAGGGCGTGGTCTCGTCGACCACTCCCAGCTCTACCGCCCGGTACGGGGCGAGCAGGTACCGGGCCCGAGCCAGCAGGGCACTGTTCCCTGCAGGGATGTCGAGGATGCCTTCGGAGAAGCGGCCGAGGCCCGGGACGTACAGCTCCCGTTCGCTGTCGAGGGCGAAGCGTACGACGTCGGGCATCAGGCGCTCCTCTGCTGCTGGGCAGCCGGTGCGATGGCCGGTGTTTCACGTGAAACAGAGCGCGGTCGCTGTGGCTGCTGGTCGGTGCGCTGGGACTGGATCTGCAGGACTTCGGCCGGGCTCGGTCCTCGGTTGCTGACACCGAGCACCATGTCCTTGGCGTCATCGAGAGCGGCCTGGCGCATCTCGCGTGGCGTCATCTTCAGCACCTGGCGCCGGATCGTGTCGTTGGCCAGGCCGGCGGCCTTGGCCTGCACCGCCGCGTTGTACCGCTCGGTCAGCGACAGGCGCTCGATCGGCGCCCAGATGGTCTCGATCTCCGAGAGCTTCATCCGCTCTCTGTCGCCGATTATCTCGAAGGCGAGGGACTGGATGTCGTTGAGCCCGGCCTCGATGATCGTCTGGCGGTCCTCGGCCCGATAGATCAGGGACTCGCGCTGCAGGCTGGCACCCTCGGCCGAACCGTTCGTGTCGTCGGGGTTGAAGTAGGAGACCGGGATCCCCATCAGGGCCGAAGCGGTGCGGAACTCCAGTCGTTCCTCGTCGAGCAAAGGGCGCAGGTCGATCGGCTGGGACTCCCAGAACTTGGCGCCGGGCGGCACCTTCCACATCGAACCGGGGCCTGGGGTGAACACGCCCTGGTAGTCGATCTTCTGCCCGGCGAGCGCGTGACCCTCCGGATAGACGTCCGGCAGGCCCTCGACCGCGCGCTGGCGGAACGCCTGGATCTCCCCGATCAGCATGCGCTGCAGGACGATTCGGTTGAGTCGTCCGAGCAGGCCCTTGTGGGGCTCGAACTCGGCGACGCCGTTGCGGTTACGGAACCGCACGATCGGGACGCGCGAGATCGGGACCAGTTCTACCTCGGAGTCGAACGTCCACTGCCGGCTGGCGAATCGGAAGTCGGTTCCCCAGTTGGTCCCACGTGCCGCCTTCCGCGTCGCGCGGTAGACAGAGACCTGCGTCGGGTGGTACTTCGGTCCCGGCGGGAAGTACAGATAGCAGACGTCCAGACCCTCGTCGGGATCGAACAGGGTTCGCATGCCCGCTCGGACGTCCTGTTCACGCAGCGGGTCGTGGGCGGTGATGACCTCACGAGGATCCTGCACGGTGATGATCGGGGACTCGGTACCCGGCTTCGGCGGGCCCACCATCGCGTAGCCCTCGGAGAGACCGAACACCGATGTCAGCAGGTCGACCTGCTGGACCGGCATCCGGTTGTCGACCCAGTTCCGGTGGGCGATGGCGTCGCCGTTGTCGTCGTTGGAGGCTGCGGTCCGGAAACCGAGCGGGGTGAGCCGATCGCGTACCGAGGAGACGGCGAGGGCAGCGACGTTGGTCAGCGTGTCCTTGTGGAAATCGCGGTACGCCTCCTCCCATGAGGCGGCACCCTCGGGCAGCGGGGGCTCGTTACGGAGCCAGGCGTCCAGCTCCTCGAAGCGGGGGAGGCGCTTGGTCTGCTCGTCGGTGAGACGAGCCATCCACCACGCGGGCGAAAGCCGGGTGCCGACATCGTTCAAGGCCACGCGGCACTCGCTTCCTAGTAGAGCCGTTCCGGCACGTAGAAGTCGGACGTTGTCTCGGGAACCCGGGACAGGGCATCGAGGCGAGCCTGGTACGCCAGAACGGCGGCCACGGCAGCGTCGATCTTGTTCGGCGAGTAGTCGTTCTCCTTGGCGAGCGCGAGCTTACTGTGCGAGAAGCGACGACGGGCATTGAGCACGTGCCTGGTCAGGCTAGCCGATCCGTCGTGGGTGATGTCGCGCTGACGGATAGCTCCTTCGAGCTGTTCGATCGCGCGCTCGACCAGCGAGGACCGGCCGCCAGTCATCCACCACTCGAAGGGATGAGCTGCGGTGCCCTGGATGCCGCCGTTGTCCTTGACCTTCTGCGCGTACTTCTTTTCCCACTCGTTGACGTGGGAGCGCCAGTCCTTGCCGGGGTCGGC